TAAGTGTTATTGCCAGGGGTTACTGGATATGCAACTGGATCTAAATCAGAAGCATCTGTATCTCCCATATCTGTATCAGTAATGTTTGCGCTTTTGGTTTCGCTAACGGTGTTGTATTCGTTTATTTGAACTGTAGCAGCCATTTTTTTTATTTAGATTAGTTTTGTAAATTAGCTAAAACTGCACGACCAATCAGTTTCAGGATCTGATAGGATTAAGGTTTCGTAACTAACTATCAAAACCCTGTATTTTTTCGGTTCTCATCATCCTATCTCTATAAGAACCGCGTTGTGGTAATTTTACTTTTCCTCTTTTCGGCTTTTTCTTTTCGGTTTTTCTTCTTTGCATTTCTGTATCTGGTCTTTTAAAAGTGTTGTTCGTTCTTTTGCCATATTGTTATTCCTTAGATCCCTGATGGAATGTTACGCTCTAAGTAAACAATACCTACAACAGAAGCGGGTACAACAGCTACCGTAACAGTTGCTACTGCTTTAATGTACCTTTTTGTTGGTGTTAAGGTAACCTCTACAAGAGAAGCAGCTTTTATCTGGTCAAAAGTGTGAAGCACGCTTGTATCTGTGCTAAAACTGTCATCGCTTTCGTGGATTACTACATCTAAAAGTCCTCCTGAAGCAGGAACTCCTGAATTAATAATGGCAAGGACTTTTCTCCCCACACCCTTTAAATCAACAGTAGCGCCTGTATGAACAGCAATAGACAATTCGTCAGCTACAACTAATGCTTTACTTGTACAGTTATTTAATAAATCTCTCATTGTTTTTACTTAGTTAGCGGGATCGTCAAGAACAACAAAAGCAGAACCTACCGCGCATTGACCATCAACCCTTTTAACAAATCTAAATACGGTTTCATCGTATCTAAATCTATCGTGAATGCTTGAAGTAACTTGCAAAGCGCCTCTGTCACCGATGAAATAGCTTGAAAGATCGCCGAGAATAAAATCACCTTTAGTTCCGAGAGCTGGTAATTTATCCGTTAAGACAATCGGTTTGCCAAGCAAGGTTGGAGGTAATCCAGCCGTTAAATTCGGCATAACCAATAAACTTCCTGCGGTTTCATCAATATTAGTGCCATCCCAAACGCCTGATCTGATTTGCAGTAACTGTTCCATTCCCGCTTTTGTGGTCATCCAAATTGCTCTTGGATCAGCCCAAGCAGGTAAGTCACCGTACATTGCTAAGATATCAGCGAATTGGATTTTGCTGGCTGTCGTTCTTACTACGCAAGTTGCTCCAGGGCAGTTAATAATGCCAAGAGGTTTTCCCATTCCGTCACCCGTTAAGAATTGTTTATCTTCTTCATAAGCAATAGCTTCACCAAATAAGGTAACGAGAAAGTTCGCCAAATTAACAGCGCTATCAGCTAAGAGTTCGTCACTCGTTGGACATAGTCCAATAAGTTTTTTAGAGTTAAGAACGATCTTGCCGAATTTAGGTTGGCTCTCTACTTTCAAAACACTTTCGCCAATCCAATGCAAGTCAACTCCGCCAAACTTATCTGAGCTTTGATCAAGGGTAGGTAAGGTTAGAATATCCCGCGCCATAGGAAATACTCTTGCGCGTGGTCTAACAATAGCACTTTCAGTCGCATATCTGATAACTTCTGAATTAAATTCCTCTGGTACTAAAAATCCGCCAGCGGTGTCATCATCTTCACCAAGAGCCTTATCGTTAGCTTTTAGTAATGATTGTGGCATTCCTCCGCGAGCTAAAACTTTCATATCTTTTACGAACGCTTCCATTTTCGTGGAAAGTTCTATAAAAGGTTTCTTACTTCTCAAAATGCTATCAGTTTGCATTAGTGATCTTTCAAGTGTTTCACTTTTATTGCTTGTCTTTTCTCTTTTGATTTCTTCGGTAAGATCGCCTAATTTCTTGTCAAGGATTTTTTCAAGATCCTTGTAGGTTGAATTTTCTTTAGTTGATTTCTTTTTCTTAATCTTCATTGTTTTGTTGTTTCTTTTAATCTTCGTCTTACAATTTCAATCGCTTTATCAGCAAGGATAAGTAATCTTTCCTCCTTGCTTTTTTGCGTTTTTGCCGACCATACTGGAGTAGTAGGTTTCAGGGATTTTTTGTCCGCTGACTCATTACTAATAGTTTGCTCCAGTTTTTTATTTATATTTTTTAATGTTTTCTCAAGGTCTTCAAATCTTTTCTTCAATGCAGAGGATAGTCTTATGGTCACTACTGATTTATTCTTTTTCTTTGTTTTCGGTTTATCCTTAACTTCTTTTTTTGTTTCTTCCAGCGCTTTTGTGAGTAACGCAAGGTTCATTTTCCTTGCCGTTACAAGCGCCGAGGGTAGCGCAGGTACACTTACCCAAGAAACCTCAAGTAATTCTTGCTTTGTAAATTTAACACCGTAGTCGCTGTCATATAAGCCCTTTTTCATCTCCTTTTCTGTCCAGCGCCTCCACATCTTACCTTCAATTTTTATCTTACCTTTTTTGGCATCTTCTTTAAGAGGCATAAAGCCAACGCTAACTGCATTTAAAAATGAGTCCTGAACAAGCTGTTTGAGTTCTTGTGCAAAAGGAGTCTTTGCAAATACACCCTTTAGTTTTAGTTTTTTATCTTCAACCCAAGTTTTCGTGGCTTTCGCAATCGGCGGATTACTTCTGTCGTGTGACCATAACATTATTGGATTTTTCTTATAGTTATTTAAATACCAGCCGTCAGGGCTGATCGTATCGCCTAACCTATCAACTTTTCCCGATGAAGCAATAACTTCAAATACTCCTGAGTCCTCATCGTCTTTGGCTGTCTTTACTTCTGCGCTTATGTAATGTGTCTTCAACATAATTTTACTTAGATTAATTAATGAATAAATTTTATTCGGGTTTTGGCAATAGCGCACACCTGCAATTTACTATTTCTTCAACTGGCGCGTTCATATCACCAGGGTACATAAGCCCGTTTGAAAATGATTGATTAAGCAATTTTACTTCGCCATTTGTAGCAGCGTGGCTAGGTCTGGTTACTCCATCCATTACGGCCAGCCATTCTTTTTTTTCAATTACTCCGCTTTGTTTGTATGCTTCAAGGTCTGCCGATCCCGCAACTGATAGCGTTTCGGTTCTTGCAATTCTTGTTGCTTCATAGGAAGTTCTACTCTTGAATAGTTTTTTTATTCTTTTTGAAAGATCTCCTATGCCCTCACCCTCACCAATGCCAGTTTTTAATGTTTTTCTTAATTGCTTTTTCGTTGTTTCGTTTATTTCTTTAGCAAATCTTATTGTTTTTTTATTTATAAGGGCTTGCACTCGTTTTGTCATATCAAATTCATCAAGCCCGACAAGCGAAATTGCTTGCTTGCCTCTACGCATATACATATCAACATAAACGGGTTTTGAAACTTCTTTAAATGTTTCAATCTCAATAGTCCAATCAACTAAATCTTCATATTCATTTGCCTTTCCTGTGTATTGGCTGGTTAATGCATCTTGTATTTTTTCCTCTTGGTTTCTAAACAAGGTTATCACAAACAGTTTAAATAATTTTTCGTCAGAGTCCAATCTTTTGATATGTTCTTTTGCATATAATTCTTTTCCTTTTTCATCAAATACCTTTGTCTTTGCTTTCCTATCTAAGAAAAACTTAATCACGTCTTCTTTGATTTTCATTTTAGCTTTTAATTTTGTCTTTCCAGTTAAAACTCTATCCCTTAGTTTTTCTTGCACTTCTTTTTCTTTTCGTTCCCTGTATTTCTTTTCATTTAGCGTTCCAACTTTGACCATACTTGTTGTCACACTTTTTGTTTTCCCTGATGATCCGCCAGCTGGAACACTTGTCATCGGTAAGTAAAAATCCCAACCACCGTCAATCGGAAGCAAACCCTCTTTATCTCTAACTTCATTTATTAGCATCCATTTATTAGTTAGCGCCGAGGCGTATTCTTCTACTATTGCTTTTCGGTTTTCAGGCGTGGGATCGTCAAAATCTAAATATAAGTCATCGCCAAATTCAGGAACAAGATATTCGTTTAACTTCTCAACTAATCT